TGCAAGGTGCTGAAGCTCAATGCCGTGGTGCCAGTAGAACACTTGAATAGATTATCCGTACCCGTTGCCGTGGCTGACGATGCGCCACCCGTCAAGTGACCGACCGTGGTCAGCATCTCTAGGTCATTGATGCCGTACACTGAGTCCACCTGGAAGATCGGTTCGAGGCTTTCCGTATGGATGGAACCAAACGGTAGGCGAGGCGAGTGAATGGCTACCTCATGATGCCCCTCCGCATCATATTGCGGAGCGACAGCCTCGCCAGAGCTGTATCGCCCCACGAGGTTTTCTATATCTCTTTTTTGTGAGCCTGTGCCTGCCATTGTAATCCCTATCGGTAAAAGTAGCCCCCGCCCGCGAGGACGAGCAGGCGGGGGCTGTATGTTACCGGTTACCCTTAGGTGGTAGTGGTGGTAACAGGTGCGTCAGTTGCGCCAACGCCATCGGATACGACAATTTCAATGCCGAATGCCTCAGACGGGAACGGAGCCGGGGCGCCGGTCACGTTCGTGGCCGTGCGCGACTGCTGGAGTTCCTTGTGGCTGGTGCGATCCATAAAGATGTGGGTCGGCTGGCGGTCTGCGGGGAATAGCGAGATGGCCGAGCTGATCAGATCATCCGTCAAAACATCGTCGGAAGTACCGTCGAGGTTGTAGATACGGGCGACCGTGTTGATAGAGCCAAACTGAACGCCGAGCCAGGACATAATCGGCAACTGCCAAGCTGCGTAAGAAGCCGAGCCGTCATAGACGCTAACCTGGTCAAGTTCGCCAAGTTCTAGTTCGCCATTGCTGACCATAGCAACATCGGCAGGAGTCGAGCGAACAAGCCAGACATTCTTGCCGGCAGCACCACCGCTGTCAACAACCATCGTGTCACCGACGTCATCGGTATATTCCCAGTCTTCCAGACCGTTGAAGCCGTTGGCATCATTGTTGGTGCCTTGGAAAAACTGCTTTTCAGCGGAGAAGAAGGCAGCACGCAGAGCAGCATTAGCACGGGCAGCCATGTAAGCGCCCTCGCCACCCTTGAATGCCTTCGTGGCAGCCTGGTCGATGCGAACAGTGGCGTCCAACAGTTTCAAGCTGGCAGTGACCTGCTCGACCGTTTCGGATGCGTTGTCAAGACCAGCGCCGATAGCACGGAAAGCCGAGCCAGCTGCGACGGTTTCGCGCATGTATTTGTGATCCGTACCCTGCGTGGACATGACAGCGGCCAGTGCGCGCATTGCGGGAGCGTCATCAAACAAGTTGCTGACGTCAATGTCGAAGTTGTTGGCATCGGAAAGCTCCAGGATGCCGGCGAGTGTATCAGCTACGTTAGCCATTTTTTATACCTCTTATTTGCGGAAGTTGTCAAACTTCTCTTGAAGACCTGCGGCGAGACTGACCTTTTTGGTTTTGGCCGACTCACCGTCTGCGAATGCAACCGCGTTGGATGCGGTGCGCGGGTTTGCGGAAAGCTCCGCGATCTGTGCTTTTGCGTTGGCAAGCTCATCGGCCTGCTGTTCAAAAGCGAGACGAAGGGCATCCTCGTAGCGGCCATTATTGGCAACCACTTCGGCAGCAACCTCAGCGCCGAAATCAGTCACCATGCGGGTGAACTCAGCGGCACTGAATTGCGTGTCTTCTTCGTCTTCCTCGACCTCCGCTTCCACAGACTCGACAGCCTCAACGGCCTCCACTGCTTCGACTTCGACAGCCTGGTTCAATTCGGTGGCTTCCTCTTCCACCGTATCGGGGGTGGCGACAGTCTCAGCCGCCTCGACCGCTTCGACAGCCTCAACGGCCTCCGCGCTCAATTCTTCGGGCTTGCTCATAGTGTCGCCAGCCTCCTGTTCTTGTGTTATCTCCTTGGCGGCAACGGTGCCGCTTTCGGAAAGTAGTGAAGTGCTCGTCTGGGCGTCGTAGCCATAAAGCGTTACAGCGACCCCCCTCAACGGCCATTTACGGACGATCTGCGACTCACCAGCCAGCTCATAGCCGTTTACCATTGCCGACTTGCCCGCCGGCACGCGCTCGACCTCGATGCCGTCGCCGCCAAAGTTGATGGATGCCTCGTATGGGATTCCCGCACGCATTTGGCTTAGGATCTTGCTTGCGCGGTCGCCTTCCTGGGTGCTGACAATCGCGCCCGATGCGTATAGGCCGTCTTCCTCAACCTCGAACTTATTCAAGTAGCCAATCGCCTCACCCGTGTCGTGGTCGAAGTCAATCGGCAGGCGGCTCTTGCCGTTCAAGTTGAATCCGTTCAAATCGTGCGCGACATTGCCCCACCAGTGATGCTCTATCGGTTGGCTGCTGCGTGCCAATAGCTTTACTGGTGCGGTTTTCGCGTCTTCTCCGTTGTCGCCCAGGTGGGCAAACTCGGCACGCAGCGTGCAAGCCGCGCGCGGGATAGCCGTCAAATCTGGCTTACTCATCTGCGTCCGTCTCCGTTTGTTCGACTTGGGCCTCAATTAGTGCCTCTTCGTCTTCTGTTTTGATCGTCAGAGGTTTGCGCACGCCGTCAGTTTCAGCCCAGTATGCGCGGGCAGCGTCAGACAGTGGCGGCAGGTCGAATAGGTCGCGCAGATATTCCTCGTCAGCGACTTGCGGAGTGATCGCACCAGCACGAACGCCAACCCCGTATGCGTCAATGAATGCTTTTAAGTCTTTTAGTTCAGCCATCGGTTGCCCGCTTGTACCTGTTCGCCGTCTTCCATCTCTTCGGCCTCGACCTCTTCGCCTTCGATCTCGTTGTCAATCTGTGCAATCGTCTGTTGCCCAGGGTTGCCCTTCACCAAGTCAAGCCCAAGCTCGTCGGCCAGGTTTTCTTCTGCCGCCAACTCGCGTGCAATGTCTTCAAAGCTGACCCCGTGGCGCCGTTTCACGATGCGGCTGCGGCTGTCCAAACCGTTAGCAATCGCAACCGCGTCCCCGTTGACCTCTTTTAGCTTGTCGAGCCAGGGGGTGCTTTGCCCCGTCCACTCGATGCGGTCGTTTAGTGCGTCTGCGCTGGCGATACCTGCACCCGTTGCAAGGTTTCTGAGCGTTGCGTCTTCCATCCACCAATCGCCAAGAATCCACTCATATACCTCTTCTAGAATCTCGCAGTTTTTCTTCCGTTTGTGCTGCGCGCTCTTTTCGTATTCTTCGCGGTCTGCAATGCGCGCGGAGAAGCTGGCCGACATGCTGTCGAATGCGGTATACGGGATGTCAAGAGCCAACAGGATTAGCCGAATCATCAACATCGAGTAGTCAGTAAATTCCTGTGCGGGCGTATTGCTCTCAATCGGCTGCACGCTCTCGCCTGGATCCATGTCAAACATCGTCAGGCCGCTGGGGTCGAACTCGTAGCGGTTCTCGGCAGTTTGGACGCCGTTCGCGTCGGTATCGTAGTCCAGGCTTTCCGTTGTCGGGAATCCGTCAGTGGCCTCGCTGGTCGTGGCGCGATTGATCTGCAAGCCCAGGATCGCGTGAAACTTGATTTTTAGCTGCGTCCACTCAAATGCCTCATGTGCATCGGTACACATGTTGAGAGCCGACGCAAGCGGGCTGATGCCGCGCGTCTGGTCGAAGCGGGAATAGAATCCATCGAAGCACATTTGATCTGCTGGGATCATGCCTGCGAACTCAAAGCCGCCACCGCCACCCGTGTCGCGATTCCAAACCGCGTAGCCAGTAGTCGCGCCGAAATTATCAACCGTAAGCCCGTGCTCGTTGGTGCCTTCCGCCTCTCGGATGCGGTCGCCTTCAATGCCTTGCAGGTAGCCGCCTTCGACCTTATGCAAGCCGCAATCGCCGTCCGTCACTTTCAGCATCTCAAACAGGCGCATCATGCTATCGCGGGAATGCCGTTTGGCTACGTCAAAGTTACGCTTTTTGCCGTGCTGCTTGAGTCGGCTTTCCAGATAGTTGTCAAGCTCATCATTGCCAGTGCGCACCAGTGGCGAAAACTTTGACACATAATCCAGGTGGCGACGGATTGCCCATGCCATCAGTGCGTAATTGCGATAATGATCACGGGCAGTGGCGACTAGCTTCTTGCGCTTGGGTGGACGGAGAACAATATCCTCCGACTTGGTGCGGCTGCTGGGTGCTTGGCGTCGGCCCTTGTCTTCGGCGCCGTAGTAGCTCATTTGGGCTGCCTTGCGTGGCATGTTTCGGCGCCTGGGTGCCATTAGTACGACATGCCCCCGAATCCGATGGACTTCATAAACGGACGGTTGCCCGATTCTTTCGCCAGCTTGCCTTCAAGGTATTTTTCTTGTGCGTACAGTGTCGCCAGGTTGGCGCGCGTGAAGCTGACGCCATCCAAAGTGAATGACTGCCCTGCCTCTACTGCGGCGATAGCCGTCTGAACGGCCTCAAGCCGCGCCTGCGTTCCCAATACTGCCAAAACCAAAACCCCATGCGGTTAGTACTTACAAGGTACTATACTCACACATGGGGTGGTTTTGTTGTCGCGTTGCGCAGGTTTTACTACAGTGTAGTACTTATTTCGGGTTTTCCTCGCGCGTGGGGAAAAACTTCGCGCACGCCTTACACTTCCGCTGCCGCAAAGTCAGCCGCCCGACATGCCGAATGGTGACAACGCCGCTATTATTTGCGCCACAGTGCGGGCATTCCCGCTTTTTTAGGTTATTCCACTCGTTCGCGCCCCAATTCGCCCGCTGCTTGGGTTTCTTGGGCGCAGAATCCACTTTTTGAGAGGATTTGATCTCTTTTTGTGGAATAGCCGCTTTTTTGTTGCCGGCGTCATAATCGGCCAACATTTTAGCCAAATCGGCCTTTCTGCACCCGAATGGCACCTTTATTCCCATTTCCCGCGCCTGTTCGCGCAATTCCATCATCGTAGCCACTTTCACCGTCTCCTTTTCCATTACTTGCGTTGCAAACTCAGCCCAGGACAACCCGCCGGCATTCAAAAACGACCGATATTCGGCCTGCCACTGTGCGGTTCTGTCCGATATATCCGCGATTTTTTTCCAGTTGTGCTTGCTGGTTGCCGTCATTAGATGGCGAACCAGGTCATTCCGTTGCTCGTTGGGCATCGGCAATACCTGCAAAAGCCGCAGCCTGTTCGCCCATAC